TTATTATGACTCTCAATGGAAACCAACTGATATCAACAATAAGGAGCTAACGATAAAAGAAATTGAAGCGTTAGACCCTTATGTTGAAATCGTAGAGGACCCAAAGGAATCTACTAAATGGGCAGCGGTAAGACGTATGATTCACACAATGGATTTTACAGCAAACCCTGGTCGTAATGTAAAAATTAATGTAAAAGATAAGACTAGTGGAAAATTATTAGGACAGATTTCATTAGCATCCGATGTTACTGCTATGGGAGTTAGAGATAACTACATTGGTTGGAGTAAGGATAATAAATTTGTTGATGGTAAATTAAACAACACTACTATCGCTTCTACAATTGTATGTACTCAACCATTGGGTTATAACTTTTTAGGTGGTAAGTTAATCGCTATGATGACAACTGTACCTGAGGTTAGAAACTATTGGAAATCAAAATACGATAATATATTGATTGCAGTTGGTACTACTTCTTTATATGGTATTCATTCTCAATATAATGGTATTCCGCTTTTCAAAACTTTAGGTGAATCAGCTGGTAAGATTAGTATTAAGCCGGATGATAAATATTATGACCCTTGGCATCAATGGTTAAAAGAAAATAGAGCAGACTGGTATAAAGAAAATATATCAGATGAAAGAGCTCGTAATGGTGCTAATATGGGTTATGAAGCTAATGGACCTGTTAGTGGTATCAAACAAAAGATATTAAGTGCTATCTTTAAAGAGTGTGGTATTAAGGCAACTGAATATCATCACGGATTTAAGAGGGGTGTGTATATGGCTATGATGTATGAAAACGGATGTGAGTTTTTGAAAAATGAAATTACCGAAGATAAATTAATCCTTAAAGATAAATTTAAGCAAGGTACTGAGTATATTAACAAGTGGTGGAAAAAACATGCAATAAGTAGATATACAAAATTACATGAAGAAGGTAGATTAAAACCTGAACATCTATTTTATATAGATGCTATTGGAATTAGTTGGGAAGAAATGAAAGAAAAATATTTAGGAGAAGTGGGAAGATAAATTAAATTAAAATAAAATGGAAAACGAAAAATTAGAACCAATTGGAGAAGTTTTACTTACTCAAAAAAGATTAGAAGAATGCGAATGGTGTTATCAGTTTGATGATGATGAACCAAAAATTTTTGCATGGACTGATGATGAAATGGATAAACAAGAAGACCCTGCGGTTACATTTACAGTTAGTAATACTGAAAATGCATATATATCATTCTCTCATAATGGTAAAACATTTAAGTTGTTTGCTAGAGAATTGACAGATGCAGGTAAAGCATTAAGAGAATATCAAAAGAAATCAGCAGAAGAGCTTAAAAAAGATATAGAAAATGCAAGTAAAAATAAAGAAGCTTAATGAAAACGCAGTTATCCCATCATACGCTAAAGATGGTGATGCTGGAATGGATTTAGTAGCAACATCAATTATATCAGAAACGGATACTCAAATTACTTTTGGTATTGGTTTAGCATTAGAAATACCTTATGGATTTGTGGGATTAATATTCCCTCGTTCATCGGTTAGAAAGACTAGATTAATGTTAAGTAATTGTGTTGGTGTAGTTGATAGTGGATATAGAGGTGAATTACAAGCTACATTCAACAAAGTTAATCAGAACTCAATCGCTGAGAATGATTATAAAGTAGGAGATAGAATTGCACAAATTATGATTATCCCACATCCTGAAATTGAGTTTGAGGAAGCAGAAGAATTATCAAATACCGAAAGAGGCGAAGGCGGATTCGGTTCAACTGGAAAATAAAATAATATGTTTGAATATCAAGACGAAAAAATAAATAATAGTTTGTGGGTTGAACGATATAGACCTACAAAATTAGAAGATTATGTTGGTAACGAATCTTTAAAAGAAAAAATTAATCTTTATATAGAAAGTGGACAAGTTCCCCATTTGCTATTATATGGTAAAGCGGGTACTGGTAAAACCACATTGGCAAAATTGATTGTTAAATCAATTGATTGTGATTATATGATTATCAACGCATCTGATGAAAATGGTGTTGATACTATTAGAGAAAAAATTAAAAACTTTTCTTCTTCTATGGGATTTAAACCATTTAAGATTCTAATATTAGATGAGGCGGATTATTTAACCACATTTGGTCAGGCGGCACTTCGTAATGTGATGGAAACATTTAGTGGACATTGCCGATTCATTTTGACTTGTAATTATGTAGAAAAAATTATTGAACCAATCCAATCTCGTTGTCAGGCTTTTCAAATTGTTCCACCAACTAAAAAGGATGTTGCAATTCAAATCAGTAAAATTTTAAAAGCAGAAAATGTTGAGTTTGACCCAAAGGATTTAGTTCCAATTATTGATGCAGCATATCCTGATATTCGTAAGGTAATCAATACATGCCAATCTAATTCATTTAAAGGTAAATTGAAAGTTGACACTCAAAATCTTTTAGAAAATGATTATAAAATGAAGGTGTTGGATATTTTAAAATCAAATGATGATAAAAGAAACAAATATATGAAATTAAGGCAAGCTATTATTGATAGTAAAGCAAATGATTTTTCTGACCTATATACAATTCTTTACGATAAGGTAGATGAATATGCTGGAGATAATACTTCTGGTGTTATTTTACTTTTAGGTGATGGGGTTGCTAAATCTGCGATAGCAATTGATAAAGAAATTATAGCAGCATCAACATTAATACAAATTTTAAATACAATATAATATGGCAAACATTATTGGAGCAGGAGAAATTCCACAGCAGCCACAACAACCAAAAGTAGATATATCACAATCAGTTCCTGTATTTTGTAAATGCGGGGGTAAAACATTCCTACCAGCTATGAAGATGAGAAGATTATCTAAATTAGCATATGGTGGTGACCAAGATATGATGATACCTTTTGAAGTATATTTGTGTGGTGATTGTGGTGAAGAACAAGAAGATTTAAAACCTGTTCAATTAAGAGCATTAGAACAAAAAGATAGACTTCAAGCAGCAGAAACACGTTCATTAGATTTAGATATAAATGGCTAAAACATTATTTGACCACTTAAACGCAATAACGCAAGATAAAGACCCAAAGTATTGGGATAAGCTTGAAGATGCCGATAAAAAAACGTGGAGTAACTATATGGTACTACGTTTTCTTTCAATGAAACCTGAATGGATTGAATTGATTGCGGATATACAACCTTATTTACAAGAGGCACCGCCTAAAGCAATGTATCTTGCGTTAATTGATTTAATACCAAAGACAAGAGCGTTTCTAAAATATATGAAACCAGCTTCATCGGATAAATATGAAAGCTGGATTATTGAATTAGTAGGTAAGAAATACGAAGTATCTCTTAGTGAAGCTGAGGAATATGTACATATCCTATACCAAACTACATCAGGTAAACAACATATTAAAGAAATAGCTGAAATGTATGGTACTGACCCTAAACAAATTACAAAGCTGAAACTAAAGATTTAGTTTTGGTATTCTCAACTATTTTTCGTATCTTTACACTATGGCAAAAGTATCATTTTCGCAGTACTCAATGTGGAGTAACTGCCCGCAGCAATATAAGTTAAATTACATAGATAAGTTAGGTGAAAGTTCTGGTAACATTCACACAATTTTTGGTAGTTCAATGCACGAAACTATCCAACATTATCTTTCAGTTATGTATGGTGTATCCAAAAAGCAAGCCGATGAAATTGATTTGGACAAATTACTTTTAGAAAGATTAAGAGAAAATTTCAAAAAAGAAAAAGAAGCATTATCAGAAGGTATTCCTTGTGAGCAAATTGAATTGGAAGAATTTTATGGTGATGGTAGAAGAATTTTAGCTTGGTTAAAAAAGAATCTTAATAAATTCTATTCAAAATCAGGCTTTGAATTAGTTGGTATAGAAATCCCATTAAATGCAAAAATCAAAGAAGGAGTTCACTTTATTGGATTTATTGATATTGTACTTAGAGATTTGGCAGAAAACTCAATTATTATTATTGACCTTAAAACCTCAACGCAAGGTTGGAATCAATATCAAAAAGCTGATAAGTTTAAAAACGCACAAATCCTTTTATATAAAAAATATTATTCGGAATTATTTAATATTCCTTTAAATAAAATTAAAGTAGAATATCAAATAATGAGAAGAAAATTACCGGAAGATACTGCATTTCCAGTACCTCACATTTCTAAACATGCACCTGCACATGGAGCACCATCTGTTACAAAAGCACATGATGAATTTATGGAATTTATTAACACTGTTTTTGATGATGAGGGAAACTATAAAGATATTGATTTCCCAAAAGTACCTGGTGCAAATAAGAAAAATTGTAAATGGTGCGAATTTTTGGGTAAGCATTGTGATGGTAAGGCTACAAAATAAAAAAAGTTATTTAAATTTTATATGTTTTTTTAAATTGTAATATACTTATATATACAAATATATAAAAAGATAATTACAATGAATCAAGAAAACACAAAATTAACAACTGTGAAAATCTTGAAAGATGTGTATTCTTCCTTTAAAAAGGTTTCATTTAATTCTGATGTTACGTTACAAAAATTAGTGAACAGAACAGTAGAAAGATATGTAAATGATGAAGCTTTTAGAAAAGATATGAATGAGTATGCAAAACTTCAAATTTCAGGTTCACAATTTTAAAATTAGTTATGACAAAAAAGAAAAAAATTCTGTTACTTTCAGATGATTTACGAATGGCGAGTGGTATCGCTACAATGTCCAAAGAATTAGTATTAGGGACGGCACACAAATACGATTGGTTTCAGGTAGGGGCAGCAATCAACCATCCAGAAGCTGGAAAGGTTTTAGATGTAAGTGAAGATATTCAAAAAAATTATGGTATTGCAGATGCAAATGTTAAAATCCTTCCTTGGAATGGATATGGTAACGCTGATTTAATTAGACAACTAATTAACGCTGAACAACCTGATGCTATCTTACACTTTACTGACCCTCGTTATTGGACATGGTTGTATGATATTGAACATGAAATCAGACAAAATGTTCCTTTAGTATTCTACGCAATTTGGGATGATTTGCCAGACCCAATGTATAATCGTAACTTCTATGAAAGTTGTGATTGGATTGGATGTATTTCAAGACAAACGTATGGTATCATTAAAAGAATTGGTGATAGAGCTGATAAACCAACGTGGGTAACAAAAGCACCATGGCAAGTAAGTTATGTACCACATGGTATTGACCATAATTTATATCAACCAGCAGAAGTATCTAATGAATTCCGTAAAGAAATATTAGGTGGTAAAGAATATGATTTTGTACTTTATTGGTCAAATAGAAATATTAGAAGAAAACAACCATCTGATGTTATTGTAGCATTTAAGAGATTTTGTGATATGATTGGTAAAGAAAAAGCAGATAAAGTTTGTTTATTAATGCATACGCAACCTGTTGATGAAAACGGAACAGATTTACCAGCAGTAATTGAAGCAGTAGCACCTGAATGTAATATTATATTTTCAGAAAAAAGAAGACCACAAAACGAATTAAATCTTCTTTATAATATTGCAGATGCAACAATTAATATCGCTAACAACGAAGGATTTGGATTGGCAACTGCAGAATCGGTAATGGCCGGTACACCTATCATTGTAAATGTAACTGGTGGATTGCAAGACCAATGTGGATTTAAAGTTGATGGTAAGTTATTGGAAGCTGATGATTATATTGAAATTGGTTCTTTGCATGAATGGAGAAAGTGGGAAAAGAAAGCTATCAATGGTCCTTGGGCTACACCGGTTTGGAGTAGAGCACAAGCATTAGCCGGTTCAGTACCTACTCCATATATTTGGGATGATAGAGTAGATGTGGATGAAGTTGCTGAAAAAATATTAGAAGTATATAATACACCAAAAGAAGAAAGAAAAGCAAACGGATTAAAAGGTAGAGAGCATTTTATAAATGAAGCTGGATTAACAGCAAAAAATATGTGTGAACAATTAGTAAATGGATTGGAAGCAACATTTGAAAATTGGAAACCAAGAAAAAGATTTGACATATTTAAAATCAAGTAATTAGTTATGAATAAACCAACATTAATATTTCAAGGACCTATTTTTACGAGAAGTGGTTATGGTGACCATTGTAGAGATTTGATGAAATCCCTTCGTAAAATGGATAAATATGATATAAAAATTATTCCACTTCGTTGGGGCAATACTCCGCAAAATCAAGTTGATGGAGAAACTGATTTTGGTAAATGGATGTTAGAAAGAGTAATTGGTGAAGTGGGAGAAAAACCTGATGTATTCATGCAGGTTTCGGTAGCAAATGAATTTGAACCAAAAGGACATTATAACATTGGTATAACTGCTGGTGTTGAAACTACAATAGCTCCAAAAGATTTTATTGATGGTTCTAACAAAATGGATTTAATTATAGTACCTTCCGTATTTACAAAACAAAATTTAGGTGGAACTGTATATCAACAACAAGACCAAGCAACAAAACAAATATTAGGCGAAATAAAAGTAACAAAACCAATTGAAGTACTTTTTGAAGGAGTTGATACTGAAATATTTTCTAAAGGAAGTGGTAAAGATATACTAACAAATATAAAAGAAGATTTTTGCTTTTTAGTAGTTGGACATTGGTTAAAAGGAAGTTTAGGACAAGATAGAAAAGATATTGGAATGGTAATTAAAACATTCGCAACAGTATTTCAATACTTACCAAAAGATAAAAGACCTGCATTGTTAGTTAAAACATCTCACGCTGGATTTTCTATTATTGATAGAGAAGAAACTCGTAAAAAAATAGATGAAGTTCTAAAGCAATTCGGTGATAAATGTCCATCTATATATTTGATACATGGTGATTTGGAAGAAACTGATATGAGTAATCTATATCATCATCCTAAAGTTAAAGCAATGGTATCATTTGCTAAAGGTGAAGGATATGGTAGACCAATGGCTGAATTTACTTTGACAGGTAAACCAATTATAGCTAGTGGTTGGAGTGGACAGATGGATTTCTTACCTGCAGATAACGCAGTTTTATTGGAAGGCTCATTAACACAAGTAGATGAATCAGCAGCTGACCAATTTTGTATGAAAGAAGCTCAATGGTTTACTGTAAATTATTCAAATGCTGCAAATAAAATGTATGATGTGTTTAACAAATATCAATCATATTTAGAAAAATCAGCTGGTTTAAAAGAAAATACATTAAAGAATTTTACTTTGGATAAAATGCATGATAG